CTCATCGCAAATATCACTGTCCATATTCTCGTCAATCTCGTATTCGTCACACCCTGCGTCCATTATCGAACGCAATCTTGCGTCAACCATAATATGCGTATATTCCGTCTGATACAGTGCGGCGGAACGGCTTTTTGAAACATTCATTCTTGCAGAAATATTTTTAATCATTTTATCGGGACTGTCGCCCCTCGTTATGCCATGTACAAGATTTGTATTAAGTTCTCTCAAAAGTTTCTGCTTATCATTCCATATTCGGTCAGAGAAGTTACTTCCGTCAAGCCACTTTTCATATATCGCATTCTTTACCGTGTCACGGTCGAACTTTGCAAAATTAACAGCATAATCAACCGAATCGGCAATATGTTTATTTGTTGTATAATATGTATCACTGTATGCCTTTTTAAGTGATGTTGAAAATTTATCCTCTTGCTTTTGTTTCAAGAGTTCGACTTCTCCACGCATTTGATATTTGAGTGCCTCCAAACGGCTTACCCTTGAACGCATATACTCATTATCAAGCATTGTCGTCCACTTGCCGTCTGCGTTATCAAGTGCCTTTTCGCGAAATTCTTCAAGCGACAGCTTAAACCCTTTAAGTTCGTCACGACTTAGCTGTTTTCGTGCCTCTGCCATACTGATACCGTTTTCACCCGCATACCTTGCGTAAAACGTTTCAATCTCTTTTTTTATGCCGTTTAAGGACCTTTCATACTCTTTTATGAGTTCGCGTTCTATATCATCGGCTTTCTGTGCGTGGATTTTTAAAAGCTCACTGTTCCTCTTCTTCCAATACTCGTTCATTATGTCCACCCATTATATCGTCACTGTCGTCCTTTTCTTCCGCAATTCTCTCCATTTCCTTATCTGCGTCCTCGACAAACGGATGACGTTCAATAATCGTGCGTTGAGATATAACACCAACGCTTTTTTGTGCTATATCCGCAAGTTCGGTGTCGTTTGAAACGCTTGTCCTTGTCCACGTCTGCGTGACATTTTCACAAGCGATACCGCTGTAATCGCATATCGCTTTGATGAGTTCTTCAAACCCACTCCTAAACTCCATTTCTGCCATACCGGCTTTGAGTTCAAGCAGTGAATACAAATATTTCAATGCCGTACCCGATGAATTACCGAAGTTCTGCGGATCGGGATCAATACCTTTGCCCTGTTCAAAAATACTCTTGCGTGTCATTTGGAGCATTTTCTCTCTTGCCTCAACCGGAATATCAATCGTCAAAGTCGAAAGTCCTCCGCTTGCTCCGTCCTCCGAATCAAGCTTAATAGTCTTGTACTTCTTGAGCTGTGTCAAAAACTCTGAAAGGCTCTCGCCCTCATATCCGCTTAGTACGAATATAATCTCCTGTATATCTTCGAGGTCGTTTATAAAACCGCTGTACGTTTTGTCATATGTATCAATAAGTCCTTTTATCGGTGTAAGGTCATCACGATGAAAGCCGTTATTGAAAAACGGAATAAACGGTACACGTCCGAAATTATGACTGTACACGTTACATATAGTTCCGTTTGTTTCAACGTCGTACACGTGGAACATATTATACATTTCAAGCCGTTCAAGACCGTCGCCAATCTTCTTACGGAATACACTGCATTCCTTATCAGTCCAATACTCATAAACGTGGTAAGTGTCACCGTTATCGTCAAGCTCTTGATATGTTCTGAAACACGCCGTAAGTTCGTGTTCCAAAGTATCGCTCCATATCGGTATAACTTGCTTGCTGTCTATAACGTCGTACTTAAATCCGTCATTATCCCAGTAGTGAATCCAACCCAAACCCGCATTTGACGCATTTATTGCAAGTCTTGAACATATTTTCGTGTATCGACTGCCGAGTATATTGCTTATTTTCTCATTCGCCGATTTATTCCCGACATCAAATAACGGCGGTGACGTAAACATATATGCGGACTTTTGGTCTACAAGCAAGCCGTGAAAATTTGACGGTATTCTGTTATCGGCATTTCTCAAAGGCTTTTCGTCCTCACTATGCTTTATGTGCAAAATATCGTTGTCGTTTAAGTAATACCTTTCCGCCGTCTGCACTCTCGATATAAAATTCTCGTGTCCGGGTATATATTTTTTTATCAGCTTTTTCACTGTTTCCAAATCCATTTTTATCACCTACTTTAAAATTGACAGTCCGCCCTTTTTCCTGTTCATCATTTCCGCAATACCCGTTGTTGCGTCGGGTGCGTCGTCGTGTTTGTTCCTGCCCTCACGCTGATATGTTGTCATCGCCTTATAGTATTCGGGAAAACGTATATGCCAGTCGCAAGGAAAATATATATGCTCCATTACCCAAGTGCTGTTGGATAATATTCGTGCCTCTTTGTTATTGCTTTGGTGAAACCATTTCACCGTTGTAAAATTACTGCCGTACTTTTCGGCAAGGATTTCACGCACACGTCTTGCGAACGAACGTCCGCCGTTATTGCTTTCAATCTTTGCAAGGTTGACGTTGTTCTCGTATAATCTGCGTGCCGTTTCACCCTCTGTAATCTCCATAGGCTCGTCGGTATAATACACGTCTATGACGTATACTTCTTTGCCGTATATGCCGTATATTATGTTGCAGAGATAGTCCGCACCTGTATCGGCGGTATCGCAATATGATTGTATTTGCGTAATCGGCGGTAAACTGTCGTATGTTTTAAGCGTTGTGTAGAGTTTGCCTTGCAAATCAATCGGCTCTTGCTGATAGTTCGCACTTGCTATATCCGCACCCATTGCCTTAATCTTTAAGTCGTAACTGCTCCGTGAAAGTATTTCGTCACAAAGCATATTGCCGTCATCACAAACGGCTTTCATCGTGATTACTCTGTGCGATATGTTGTTCTCGCTGAAATACTCAATCGCACGTCCCGCAAGGTCGCCCGAAGCCCACCGTGTCATTATAATGATTATCTTGCCTTTTTCTTCAAGTCGTGAAAGCATTGTGTTCGTAAACCATTCCCAATGCTTTTCTTTGACTGTTTCGTTGTATGCCTCCTCAGCATTTTTGATAAGGTCGTCGATTATAAGTAAACTTGCTCCGAAACCTGTCGCAGTACCGGACGGCGATGTGGCAAGATAGTTGTTGTAACCGCCCTCAAGGCTCCATAAGTTCATCGCTCCGTCGCCTTGCTTTATTTTCACATTCGGAAATATGTCACTGTAAATAATCTTATCCTTATCCGCTTTTTCCTCTTGAATAGCATTACGCACCGCTTTTGAAAATGTGGTTGATAACGTTTCATTGTATGAACCGGTCATTATCTTTTCACTTTGATTTCTGCCGAGTACCCATTCGACAAACATTGACGCAGTACGGCTCTTGCCGTGACGCGGCGGTAAATTGATAATCAATGCGTTTTCGTCACTTTCGTAAAACGATTGCATTTCATTGCATAATCGTACAAGAAATTCTCGCTCCGGCTTGTAGAATGACGGTGCGGTTAAGTGGCAAAAATAAAAGACCCTTTAAACTCGGTTTAAAGGGTCTTTGTTTGGAATGTCATTGCAAGTTCGTTATACTTGCAATAAATTGGGGTTAGTCACACCATTTTACAACGGGAATATGGTAAGGAACAATTTTAATAGCACGGTCATCGCCATTTGTCATTGTTTCTATCGCTTCGTGCAACCACCGCAGAGTAACCATAGCTTCCGCGACATCCGAACGGCCCATATTTTCAGTGTCGCTCAAAATATACTCTGTAAGTGTGAAATAAATCAGTTTTAAATGTTTAGCGGCCGCTTTCGGATCGAGGTAGTCGGTTAGACATGCGACCAGTTCGTCGAAATTGTACTGATTAGCAAACTGCGCAACTTGTGCGGCATCTCGTTGATAGGTAAACATAGCTTATAAGATTTAGGAAATGAAAAAAAGCCACTCTAAGGTGTCCTACGCTCTTATAAGAAAGCGCTGGGGCGTTTCCACTACCCACACCATAAGTGGCTATAATTCTGTGATTTGTTTTTGCAAAAGGCATGACTTATAAGATTTAGGATATGCAAATATAGTAAAAGAGACGGAATAAAATACAAAGTTTATCAAAAAATCGGATTGCCAAGGGTTGAAAATAATTTGTATATAGGTTATAAACAATTTTTTGCCATGGCGCATATATGAAGGATATTTGTGCTATCCAAATACTTTTACATGACATACACATTTATCATCTCCGACGAAAGCGTCAATGCGGACGGCTTTGTTATTCAGACAAAGGGCATCCGCACGGAACGTTTTAAAAAGAATCCCGTGATGCTCTACATGCACGCACGGGAAAAAGGCGTTATAGGCCGCTGGGACAACATCCGGACCGAGGGTTCGCAATTGATTGCCGACGCCGTATTCGACGAAAATAACCCGCTCGGAAAAGAGGTTAAAGAGCGTGTAGACGGCGGCTTTCTGCGCTCGGCGTCTATCGGCCTGTCTGTTCTCAATTACGAGAGGATCGACGGCGTAGACACCGTAACGGACTGCGAACTGACCGAGGTGTCGATCGTCGATATCCCGTCCAATCGGAACGCCGTCAAACTGTTCGACAAAAGGGGGCTTATCGTATTGAGCCTTAAAGAATCGGCAGACGGGGACAAAGACCTGCGTACGCAACTGATCGAGGTGCTGAAACTGCCTGCAACAGCGACGGATGGGGAGATCATAGAAACCGTAACAGCCCTATCCGGTAATGCAGGCCCGGCGGAACCCGACACGGAAAAGGCCCTGCGGCTGGGGTATGTCGAATCGTCGCAGCTCATGCTCCTGAAACACATGGCACGGACCGACAAATCGGCATTCCGCAAGTTCATGCAGGACAAGGAGCAGGCCGCGGCGGTGGATATAGACAAAGAGTTGAAACAAGCCGTCAACCTCGGTAAATTCGGTATGCCTGACCGTGTGTATTCGAGCATATCGGCAAACAGTTGGGTGTCAAGGCTCTGAAGGAGGTCCTCGAAGTCATGCCCGAAAAGGTGTCGTTTGCGGCTTTCTTCGGCCCGAACCGCAACGACATGACCAACCGGGCCAACTGGGGACTGAAAGAATACCGCAAATACGATCCGCAGGCATTGAGCGATGATCCGGAGTTATACGCCCGCCTGCGGGAGAAAGAATACGGGGAAGAACAGGAACCGTATCATAACCTGGCCTATTACCGCAAACATAACCCCGAGTATCTGGCACAACATCCCGACCAATACGAGCGGTTGCTTGCCCGCGAACGTAAAAACAAGTAACGAACAATCAATTACAAATACAATATTTATGGCATTAAACAGAGAGGTCTGGATAGACCAGGTAAAAGAGGGTTTCTACCCCGACGACCGTTTCCTGCAAAAGGCGACGGACTATTCGCAGTTCGTGGATCACAACCGCCTGCACATCGCGTCGGCGGGTATCGACCCGAAGGTTTTGGTCAATAATACGACCTATCCTATCTCGGTGATCGGGCGTGATGACGAGGACAACGAAATCCGGCTCGACAAGTTCGAGACCGAAAACACCATCGTCCGCCGCCCCGAAGCGCTGGAGTACAGCTACGACAAACTCGAAAGCGTTATCGGCCAGCACCGTTCGACGCTCCGGGCAAGTGTGGCGACGAAAGCCGCGCACGCTTATGCCCCGGCGGAAGATACCGAAAACACTCCCGTAATTATCACGACGGGCGAAAGCATCACGGGCCGCAAGCGGTTGCGGTTTGCGGACATCCTCGCGCTGAAAGAGCGTTTCGACGATGTGGACGTACCGCTCGATGAACGTTATCTCGTGTTGCATCCGAAGCACGTTTCCGACCTGCTGCTCGAAGACCTCAAACTCTTCAAGGATCTGACGAGCATCAAAGACGGCGAGCCGCTGAAATTCGCCGGGTTCGGCTGTTACGCTTTCTCGCGCATGCCGACGTACCGCATGATGGACGGCGTGCTGAAAAAGGTCGCATTCGGAGCGGCAGCGGCCGAGGGAGACAGGTTCGCCTCGTTCGCGTTCTACGCAAAGGAGGTGATGAAAGCCGACGGAGATATTCACATGTACGCCACGGAGAACGACCCCAAAGAGCGTGTGACGATCGTAGGTTTCGACAAACGGTTCGTAGCATTACCGATCCGCGGCAAGGGCATCGGCGCGATTGTCAGCGCATCCGTTTAAAGGGCCTTTAAACCCGCTAAATTTCGTGTATTATGGCATACAACAATAAGAACTACCTCGAAAAGATAAAACAGGCCGTAGAGGTGACAAAAGCGCACTATGAACCGGGGCGGCAGGATCGGAATCATCGGTGGGTATGGAACAATTATATTTATGATATGTTTCATGTCGGATATATCACATATCTGTCCTGGTTGCGCCGGGACCCTGATTATAGCGCTTATATCAAGCGGTTAAAAGCCGAACGCAGGGCGGATATGGAAGCGCGAAAGGCCGAGAGGATGAAGAACCCCCGCAGGGCACGCAGAACACCCGCGCAGCACCGGGTTAGAAAGGTGTCCTGACCTGTTCCCTGAAGACTGCGAAACCCGAACAGTTGCCGCCCGCCGGCCATTTCGGCGGGGGGGGGCTCCCGCTCACGCCCGGGACAACCCCGCCGGTGGTTTCCAGCAGGCGGGGATCGGTTACCTTGAGCATCAGGTTCCGGGTATCCGCGCCGTTGGCGGGATACACCCGGATAATCTCCACCTGATACTCCTCGACCTGGTCGCCGGCGATGTTGGAGAGAATCGTGGCCGCCCCGGTCTTGACCTCCTTGCGCTCCGCCACGGGCACCGGCTCCAGGCCGTCGGTCAGCGTACCGTCCTCCAGGCGGCCAAACACGCCGCTGGCAGTATTGGCGTACAGCTCGCCCAAATCCCGGTTCACCTGAAACGCGCCGTGGAGCTCGCCGGGGGCTCCCTTTTCCCCCTTCTTCACATCGGTGACCTCCGAATACATGATGGAGCCGGACTGGAGGGGCATGAGCTGGGCGGTGTCCACGTCGTTGATGCCGTGGCCCAAAGCGCCGAACCGCCCGGTAGCGGGCTCGCAGAAGGTGAGGGTGCCGATCCCCGCCATGGAGTCGCGGATCCACGCCCCCAGCTTGTATTGGCCGTCGCTGCCGCACTGGACCGCCTGAGCGGTGAGCTGTACGGTCTTGTCGTCCCGCACCGCCCGGATGCTCATGGGTTTTCCGCCCACCTCCTGGAGGACACTCTGCACCTCCTCGATGCTGTCCACCTCCTCCCGGTTGATGTGCGTGATGATGTCGCCCTCCCGCAGTCCACAGTCCCGGGCCGGGGCGCTGCTGCCCTCCGCGCCGGCCACCCCGGCAAAGCCCACCACCCCCACCCCGCCGGCACAGCA